ACGCACATCGGTTTCTGCTGCCTTTGTAGGCACCCAACCGCCGCGTTGCTCAATGTAATACTTTTTGCGGCTGCGTAAATACTGGCGGGCATCTTCCATACGTAGCGCATGGCTCGCGTTGTATACAGTTGGGATGTGCTTGTAATTGAACACGTCAACATAGTCGTTGTTCGGATCAATGTAATTAAAACGCATCAAGATATGCTCGATGTGCATCTTTAGTTTTTCAATACTGTACATTTGGATCTCCCATGTAATGAAAACCCTGCGAATACAACGCAATTATGATTTCAGAGGCAGTTTTGCTACCTAGGCCGGGGTAAGCAAGCAAAAGACGCTTTGGCGGGATTTTTGTAAGCTGTTCAATCGTTGTGATTTCCTGTGCCCCAAAAAAATTACACGCTCTTGTTGATAAATATAATTTTTTTGGGTGGTCATTTATGTCAAGCAATGGTTTCACCGACGATTTTGGCTTTAGCTTGTCTCGAAATACTTCAAGTTCTTCCCAACTGTCGACATCAAAAATTACTTTCATGGTGTCTCCTTATTTAAGCTTTGGCAAACAAGTGATTTCAATTATTGTCGGTACAGGTTGCCCATTGACTTTGCGTTTTGTACTTACCACGACAGGTCGCATCCCTGCGCTTTCACATTCGTTAATTCCGGCAATAACTTCTGTGCGAGATAGCGGGGCAACTTCTTTCTCCACCGAAACCACGGATTCTTGTGGTGTAGGGGCGGCACATCCAACAAGTGCAACACATAGCATAGCGATTGGTTTCATTGCCATCTGTCCTTATCAAATCCACGGCTCAAGTCTTGGTTGATGAAAAAATAAATCACCGATATCAGCAGGATAAATGCCCAAGCAACAAAACCGCTCACCGCGAAGAACAAAAAGATTATGTTGAAGAGAACCTCTTCCATGCTTGTCTCCAAAAAGGCGGGGTACTCGCTGCGTCTGATTGATCTGTAGCTTTTGGAACTACTCAGCATCCGCTTTCCCCCTAAGAGAATTAAGCCCCTCGCTCATTCAGCGCGATTAACTTGTCCAAATAGTGGCGCGCTTTCTTCAAGTCTTCCATACCGCTCTTGGAACGATAACGCGAAATGTACTTGACAACATTACCTGTAAAGAATCCAAGCTTCCAATCGTGGATAACATCCCACGGTTGAATGGAATGTTGTTTGTAGTGATCGCCACCAATCTGCACGGCGTCTACCCCAAAGTCTTTTACTTGGTTTGGACTGACATCAGGCACTTTGGCTTTTGGCAACGGAGCGCCATAAGAAATTAACTTCTTTTTCTTTAAGTCTAAACGCATGTTGTACACCGTACTTAGATTAATCCCTGTTTCCTTAGCAATTTCTGCAGGCGACTTACCCTCTTTGGATAACCGCATGATGATTTCTGCCTTTGCTTCGTATGCGGCTTTTTGTTGCTTTTTTGTACGTTTCAATTGCATGTTATTTCTCCTTGAGTAAATATGTTTTTAACCGTTGCTACTGTTTTTTCGTTCACCCACAAAGCAATGCCACCGGCGGCGTTGATTGCCGCAATCTCGCGTAACTGCAATGCGGTTGGTTGATTACTACCTGCCTTACACTCTATCGCTATAAACCTCCCTTCATAACAAACAACAACATCTGGAATGCCCGCTCGCCCATACCCATTGCTCGGCGGAAAAAAATAATACGCGCCAACTTCCTTCAAAATTGCAACAACTTGTTTTTTAACTTTGGCTTCAGGTGTCATAGAGAACTGGCGACTAAATAATAAACAGGGGGGGAAAAGCAGATTCCACGCCCCCCTCGTGGTTGGGAGTAGCAAAGGTAGCGAGCGAATAAACCCCCCTTGCATAGCAAAACGGTCTGCATCTGCTAGGCATTAACTGTTTTGCCCGTAGACTACCAAGCAAACTTCTTTAACATTTCATCCATCTGTGCCTTTACATCTTCGCGGATACCATCGCGCTTTAAGTCTTTGCCATCCACCCCCACCAGTGCGCGCTCTAAATCTTTACGCGCTTCCTCTAGCTTGGGGTCGTTGGTCACGTTTAACTGCGACAGCACTGCGCACAACTCTAAACCATTCTCTACCATTGAATTTCCGTGTATCCGTTTTTTCGTTCCGTCTGAAACGTCTTCTGCCAAACGCTCACTCATGTGAGTGAGGTATCCATGTAATCTATCCCACACAGACTTTAAAGCGGCAGCGGTCTTTTCCTCGTACATCTTTTCGTACTGCTCTTTTAATATTTTTTGTGTCTCAGCATCTGCGTCTATTCTAAAGTCACCTGCTAACGGCACAGGGGAGAATGACCAACGGATACTAAACCTATCTCTGAGGTCTTGAACACTAGGATACTCTGATCGGTCAAACATGTCACCTAGTTGAAAAGCGGCAGCGGATACTACCGTAGGATAGTCATCCAAGAAAGTCTGCACCGCAGCATTGAACTCAGATTCCAAATCGTTCGCCTGTTTTTTGTACTCAAAGAACGCATCCATCTTGAGAAGCCTTGCCCCACGGTCGTTCCAAGGTAGGGTGTGCGTCTCATGCCACGATCTGATACGCCCTGCAACGCTAACCAACTGCTCTAACGTATTACTCCCCGCAAATAAATTCTTGTGGTAGTTCCCCGCTTTAGTGCGAGTGTTTTTTGCAGCGTCAACTTCAGCGGATACTTTCTTATCACGCTTGCGACCTGACCACATGGATATATTAAGGTCTACCAAAACTGATGACTGTGCGATTCCCATGATATTTTCCTATTGAATGTTAATTGTTTTGCCCACTGGGGCTATCGTGTTGTTGCGCCCTGCTATACACCACAGCACTGGATGATCCCATGTACCCCATGAGTTACCCACATAACCATCGGTTAGCATGACGGTACATTCGGGCGTTATCTTGTTATCTGCCAAGTACTCAGGTACACAAGATGCGGTAGTACCACCCCCACCTTTTGGGCGTGTCATGGTCAATAGCTGATCGTATTCCCCTACCCCATACTTCTCGTGCCTACGCACAACCGTGTCCCAATATAAAAGGTCTAGCACTTCAGGCGTAACGGATTTACATAGGCTAACTAGCTCGGTGATAAATGCCTGAAACAATTCGGTGTCTAGGGTAGAACCCGATGCATCTATACCAACCACTAACCGACCCATCGTCTCACCGTCAGGGCTAGGCATGCAAAGCCCAGAGTCAATGAACCTGCGATTGGGTCTACGCCACGAATTAAATTGCTTAGAACGCCACAGTGTCGTGATGTATTCGTTCAAGTACTCACTCCAATTTACACGCGGAGTAAGCAAATCCATGATCGACCCATCCACTGGATCACCGCTATTGATTGAACGCATCACCCCCTCACGCAACGCGCGGTCAACCTCTTGGTGTAACTGCTCTACTTCTTTGTCAGTCAGGTTTTCGGCATGTTGCCAATCATGTGAGTCAAACGATTCACCTTGACCGTTACTCTTATCGCCTTCTTCTTTGAGTAACCGATAGACTTCGCCGGTGTCCATACCACGATACTTCTCATCGAGTAGCATGTTAGGTACAGGTTCAATGAAACGCTCACCTGCGTCAATGTCCATTAACTCAAGGTTCACCACATAATCGGCGGCACGATTGGCGCGCGCGGCGTTTTCTTTGAACAGCTTCAACCACACTGTTAGATGCCGCTTCGCCTTGTGTCCGTGATTCTCATGCAAGATGACAAAGCGCAATTGGGCATCGTTTAACTTACCCACAAACTTCTCATTGTATAAGTCATCACGCCCATTGGTGACTGCCGTAGGGATAGAATCATCAAGCGCCGTTTTACCCATCATCATTACGCCCGATACCGCTTTCCATTTTGGATGGCGCATGATTTCTAGTTTGTTTTTAACTAGTCGCTGTGCTGCGGTTAATGTAGTCATGGTTCTCCCCTTAAAACATCCACACATTTGCGGTAGCTGCTTCGACAAACTTACGATTGCTTAACGCAACTTCCTTGTTCGCAGTCTTGACTATGCTCAATGCAAACACACCTTGATATTCTTTAGGTAATCGTGCGCAGTAGTCCATCCAAGGATCCATCGTCTGCCGTGTCACGCGCTGGATTGCGCTATCCACCACCATGAACAACGCCGCGCCGGAAGGCACAGGTGCTGTGTGGGGGCTAGCAACGATTGCTTCCCATGTGGGTTGCTTATCTGCCACTTCCATGTAGTTCCACATATCAAGCGCAGCGGCATGTCCTATCGTTCCCGCCAAGTTAGCGAACAGCGCGTTGTCGGTCACCCTGCCACGTTTCTTAAGTATGTTGGATGCGTTGACAAGTTGTCGGGGTGATACGCATGGTCCAGTTGTCTTGCCAGGGTGATGGATGTAGCGATTGTTCTCTTGCCCCGGATCACGGAAGCTAGCCAATGCATGGGGGTTGGCGCGTACCCAACCAACCACCAACGGCAGCACACCATTCTGCATTGCCCAATACCCCCATCCACCTTCCATAGCAACGCCGGTTGCATCGAACCCTGCTTCCGGTTTGCGTATCCATACTGAAGTCACCCTGCCAATCGCGTGTTCCGGTATTGAATCGCCCAACCCCTCAGCGGCTAGATTGGTTAGCCCAAACACCCGACTACCGTCAGGCAGCGTGTGTGATCCAATCTTATGCTCATGGAATAAGCGCAGCGTGGTGTTCATCACAGGGCGTGGGACTTTGCCAATCTCATCCGCCAAGATGAGCACAGGTTTATTAAACTGCAACCCAATCAATGCCGATGGTGCGAAGTGAGTGATCTTAATCTTCTTACCTTGCACCGTGTGTTCCTCGGTGTAAGGCACACCAGTCATATCACTTGTGTCATACAGGGGCATGTCAAGATAAATCGCTTCGTGCGTATCAGCGAAATGTGCAGCTAATACGTTCAGCGTATATGACTTACCTATACCCATTTCGCCGCGCCCGATGAATGTAATCTCATCACCCATCTCAATGATTGATGAAGTGAATTCATCTAAGGTCACGCTTGGTTCGGTGATTAACTCACGATGCGTTCTGTTTGTAGCCATGTTGTTCTCCAAAAGTTATTAATCAATTGTTATGTTTTCTATTTTTAACATCTGCGCCCACGCACTGCGCACTGCTTCCACGCGTGTCGGGCGTTTTGCCCAATACCTACGGACAGGTGACACCAACCCAGAATCTGAATACCCATTTATAAATCCGTCTACATCTTTAGGAAATTTTGGTGCAGGGTAATAGATCGTTGCGTTGTATTCTTTGTACCACTGAGGCGGTACTCTATGAACAACCAAAGTACCGCCCATCACCTTGACGAGCGCTTCAATTTCATCCTCACGCATCGTCATTTCTTTTTGCATACTAACTCCCGAAAGAAAGCATCACGGTTGTAAATAGCCACAGCGTAACCAACGCTGCGATTGCTGCGACTACACTCTTAATAATTTCTGCATGTTGATTCATCGTAGTTATCCTCTATGTTATATAACATTTGTTGGTCTTGGGCATACACCACTTCATCTGCTAGGTACATCAGTAAATCTGCAACTTCTCGTGCGTCAGTTGTTTGCACATAACGTACTACATCACTGAATCGCATCCCCACAAGTGTCTCCGCATCAATAGCCGTAGGTGCATCGAGTTGATACACATTGCTGTACTTATTCATTGTGCTTGTCCACCGTGAAGTAGGTTTGCGCGACACAGGTAATTGCTTAATCACGCTAGAGTCTTTGAACACATGACACATCTGATTGGCTAGTGCTTGCAGGTGAAGTAGGTCTAAGTACTCATCACCTGTATGCTCGTTGTAATAGCCGACAGACAAATTAGTACACTCAGGGATCAGATGGCAATAGTTTGCCGTATCAGTAAACAACCCTGTTGGATCAGGTGCATACGCTAGTGTGACTGCATCGGGCTTGCTATGACCGAGTAGGTCAGACAACGCTTGCGCAAACGCATCACTTGCAGTGCGCCCACCCTGACAGGTAATAACGCTATCTGTACCGCGACGATCAAAGGCAATCGCGTAGTCAAACCCCTCTAACCAATCTTTGTAATGCGCAGCCATGCCACGCGAACCAATGCCACCACATTCCTCGCCACGATGGAACACATAGCTACCTGCAATATTGTTTTTGATCATCTGCAACATAACCCACACACCTGCTGCATCATCTGCACCTAGTGGGCGTTTGTCATCCTTGTACGCTAGACCACTTGTCTGGTCGAACAGTACCGTTTGATATACAGGATCGTCTTTGCTGTGTACTGAATCAACATGGCTAGACCACAACACAGGCGGCACAACACCTTGTGCATCGGCTACATCCACCACGAACGCAAACACTTCATCAGTTACAGGGTCTTTGAACACTGTGGGTTTGAGCGGCATGATAAATTGTTTAACGAATAAGCGTTCACCCTCTGAGTCATGGCGGCGCGTGTACTGCAACATTTTTTTAAGCTGCTTCATTTTGTTTCTCCTCATCGGTTGTTTCTTCATTTACATAGTCTCGGTGTTCCCATACCCCATTACTTGACTCGACGCAAAGGGTAAAATGGATAGTGCCTCTGCTTGTGTCACGCAGATTTTCTAGTAAATACCACGCGCCAGACTCTTCACACCAACCAATGGCGTGGTGATGTACAGAATCTACGTGATAGTACGAAGAAGTATCCTCGCAATAAACAACATCTTCGTTAACTACGTATTCTTGATCGCGTCGTAGCCATGCATAGGTGTAATTTCTATCTATGCAGCGTGGGCACACGCTACGTCCGCAATATGTGTGATACATATCGTCTTCACAGTAATCGTGTGCGTCGCAATCTTCACAGCATTCACCGACATCAATGTACCCACTTGTGGCTGTCGCATCAAACTCACCACCGTTGCATACAACGAATCGCGGGTTGCCATTGCAGGCTGTCAGGCTCACCGTCTGTGCGCCTCGCATACCGCGATCAATGTATGGCATGACGTAACCATTATCGTAAGGTACTTGGTCAAGAAACACACCGTTTAGATTGCCTTGTTCTTCATACCCATCTTTGGCTATCGCGGTAAGTATTGCTGTGTGCCACCCTTGATTCGTGCTGCTATCAGTGTTGGGGTATGCGCGCAAGTAGGTATGATCATCGGTGCGCACGATGCATCGTGCCTTGATCTCACCGTTGTGTTCTAAGTAGGCAAGACGCAACACGCTATCGGGGTTGGCATATATACGCACACAGTCTTCACCTGTCATGCACGAATCGGGACCTCTACGGTACACGTTTACCCAACCTGCAGGGTTGTCTTTCTCTACATAGTGCAGCGTGGCAGGTAACCCATTGGCAACTTGTTTTTCTGCCCAGTTGCGAATCTGATCCTCAGTCAGTACATCACTGAAGAACCGTTGCAAGTATCGACCCGCTTTACACGCGGTGAATTTCTCGCTGTCCCATTTCGCTGTAGACTCCGCGAACGCTACATTGGCAGCGTTAAGCTCACTGGTATGCAATGCGTGGGTATGGAAATAGACACTGTCGCGCCACCATACCTCATCTGCCCATGCTACAGATTGCCAACGCCCATACAAAAACATACGCACTGCGTTGGACAGACGGGAAACCATAGCAGCATCAAACGTGCCGATAAACTGCGCAATGTTATTATCAAACGCATCAGCCAAATCGTATGTGTGGTGAAGAGATTTTTCACGCAGGGGGTTAACACCGTTATACAACGGCAGCACCACCTTCAGTACTGCCGACATATCCACGCTACCTGTGTGTGCGTTGGGCTTCATCACCCCTGACTTTGCCACTGCCTTACCCAAACGTCTAAGCAACGAACGATACGCGCAGGCATTGCTTACCCTTACCGCTCTTTCCTCTCTATCCGCATGCCGTACAGCGTTGTACATCCTAAGCAGGATGTTACTTGCGTGCGATAACTGCATATTAAACTCAAGCTCGCTGTTCATAAGTACTCCCATGTAAGTAAATAAAAAAGCGAAGTGTTATATAACACTCCGCACCGCTACATCTACTACAGTACGACATTATACTCTACTTTGTGGCAGAACGCAACTTGTCCTTTTTGACCTGCCATTCTGCTGCTTTTTTGCCAACCGCGACCAGTAGCGCACTGCTTACACACCCAAGCACAAAATCATGGTCGAAGTTATCCCCTTCCAAATTGTCCTGCGCGGTTTCAAGCAATATTCTGATCTGCTGCAACTTGCGTTCCGCATCAATCTGCGCCCACGCTGCATCCACTGCGCGTGTGGCAGGTTTAGTTATTAGGCTTTTACCCACGGTCTGCCATCCTTTCTTAATTAAATTGTTTGCCAAAATAAATAGCGTTAGTTGTTTCGACCATCCATCTAATTAGTTCTTGACGCTCTTGCTTAGAAACCTGCTTGGTTGCAAGCATGCGTTGTGCGTATCCGACTTGTTCGTATGCATTTTTCATTTGTTTCCCCTTTTTTGTGACTGACATAACTCATCAGTACCTGTGACACAGGTAGACGGCAAGGCAATACCCTGCCGTTTCGTTATTTGTCGAGTAATTCTGTGTAGTTGTATTTGTTTAGGCGCAGGCGTCTGTACCTGTTCGCTAAGAGCGGAATGTTAGCCATGCAGAGACATATCGGCGGTCTGCCGACCGCCCAACACCACCAACCACAGGTGTTGCACTGGATACCCCTTACTGCACCACATGACATGACGCGCATGATTGAGTTTTTGGTTGGCGCGCTACTATTGGTTTTTGTTGCCGCTGCGCTGCTCCAAAATGTGCTCAGGGACTTCCCCGATTTTTTCTGTCGCCAGTTTTTTGGCGACTGCACACCCCCCTGACGCTTGCTGCGCCATGTGGTAAATCGTGTAAATTGTTAAAGAGCAAGGGAGAGTGTTATATAACACTGTCCGTACACAACACAATGTGCCGTGCAACGAGTATAATATCATACTTTAAAAAGTTTGTCAAGGGGGTGTTATATAACACTTTGGGGCGGTTTTCGCAGGAATTAAGCAGGGTGAAAAATGAAAAACCCTTTGTAATCAATATTGTTCTGAATTGTTCCGTATTGTTCCATTTCGACTATCGTTAATAAAATTGATGAAAATGCAATTGGATCAAAGAGTTAGATTTTGATTGTTCTTTTGTTCCGTTGTTCTCTCGCATTTTGCACGACTGGGCGCGAGTTTTTTACCACTCGATATTTTTTATGTTGTCTACAAATAAGAAAAATTTAAAAATTAGCCAGCCTATGTAATTTCTCACGGAACAAAAGAACAATTGATTTTTTTAGTTAGTTATAGTTTAATATAATAATAATAATAATAAGAATCTCTATATAAATCAATAACTTATAAAAGTGTTATATAACACTATGAGCCATTTCAATTGTTCTTTTTGCGCTGCGTCATTTGCGGAACAATTGAGAACAAATGGAACACGATATCATACTCTGCGATTGCCCTTCTCGTCGCCAGTTCTGCCGCTTTTTCGGTGTGGTGTGTGCATGGTGCGCGAAGCGCATGGGGTGTGGCGACTGTTATATAACAACAACGGCGCGGTATTTTTTGAGTATTCGACAAACTTTGTAGGTTTAAGTTGCGCCTGAGCATTACGCGCCTGAGCATTATGCGCCTATGTGTTACGCCCCTGCCAAAGAACTGGCGACAAAAAATGAGGGCAAAAAAAAGCCCCGTCAATTTTGACGGGGCTGTGGTGTTACTCGTCTACGGCATCAATCAACAACGCTGCAAATGCTTGCAGCTCTGAATCGTTTGACGCTTTCCAAAGGTTCGCCAGCTCGCGTACTTTTTCCTTGGCTGCCTTCACGCTATCGCGTGTCGATGCTTTTGGCACAATCACTTCCGCACCTTGTTTATCGGCTTGTACGCTAGTGGCTTTTGTTTCCACTTTGCTTTCGCCTAATTTTTCGGCGATTTTTGCCTTACACTGTGCTCGGTTTGCCTGAAATGATATGCCGTATTTTACAGCCGATTCAAACCCGAATACTGCATGCGACAGATTCTCTCGCGATATCGTTGGGCGCAGTTCTTGGTAACACGCTCGAAACGCTTCGCGCATGTCTGCCGTTATTTGCACCTTGTTATCGTGTAGTGCTTTGAGACGCTGATTCAATAATTTGCGACCTGTTTTTTTATCTTCTAACAGTGCGCGCATCTCATCTTCTGTCGCACCTAATCCACCCGCTAATCGCCCGCATTCTTGCGCCAATATTGTTGCTGCCTCTGTTGTCATCAAGTAAGTAACAGGGGATGATTTGCTTTTGCTCATTTGTTGCTCCCGAATAAATGCTACGTTAGTGTGAACCGAATCAACCTTGCTGCGCTGATCCAGTGAAAGCATTATCTCATACTCTGAGGGGCATGTCGCAAAATCGGGGCACATGGTGTGATATAACACTAAGCCGAACCCCACTGCCCCCCAACCCCCCGCTTTTTAGCAAACGAGCCACCTCCCCCCTCCCTCTGTGTTTTGCATCAACGATTACCTATTTTTTACCCTATAAGTCCAACTTCATACTATAGAAACACCCCCCGTCATGTTTTTGGGTCCTATGCCAAAACACCCCCCATTATGTTTTTGGTACCATGCCTTTTGCTTCTTCATTTTTTGTGATATACACTGCGCCCCATGACAGCTTTGTCTATCCCTATAGAGACCAACATTCCATTACCTTCTGACTATGAAGGGGAGCTGCCGTCTTCAATACTTGACAAAGCTCGTGCGGCGTGTAAGGCGCTTGCTGCGTTACATGGAGACGAGCCAAATGACAAGCCCGTGCCGGAGAAGGATGCAAATAAAGCGCGTGATGTGTTTGAAAAAATTACAAAAGTCAATCGCAATGGGCCTCCGGTTACGCTTACTACACTTTCTTCTTACACCAACGAAACCATTCGGTATTTAGATCGGCTGCTCACGACATACGATCAAGAGATTGTTGATTCCGCTGTTCGTATACGGCACTACGTCACAAACCGATTGTTGGCAGAAACAGACGACCCTAGCCCCGCTATACGCCTGCGCGCACTAGAGCTATTGGGCAAAACCAAAGATGTGGGGTTATTCACTGACCGGATTGAGATGTCGGTGAGTAACAAGTCTGATTCAGAGCTAGAAGCTGCGCTTAAACAAAAGCTAGAGCGCTTTATGGGTCAGGCAGAGCAGATAGAAACAATAGATGAACCCGTAGTGCTGGACCCAAACACCCTCTTCAAGACGGATACATCCAGTGCTGCTAAACAGCCTGACACCTAAACACCTAGCGTTTCTCAAAAATAATCTTCATACGTTGCCGCGTAAGGAGAAAGAGGACATTTTGCGCCAGCTAGAAGAGCTTGAGCGCCGCCGGACCATCCAAGCTGCCCGTAATAGCCTGTTAGATTTCGTTGTAATGATCGAAAAGGACTACAAAATCGGGTTGCATCACCGGAAATTGGCAGAATTGCTAGAAGCTGTAGCGCGTGGCGACAAAACCCGCATTTGCGTCAATATTGCACCCCGTTTTGGTAAGTCCCATCTCGTCTCTTACTACTTCCCTGCTTGGTTTTTGGGTAACAACCCGACCCAAAAGGTGATGATGGTGTCCCACACGGCAGATTTGGCGGTAGACTTTGGGCGAAAAGTGCGAAATTTGATTGACAACGAGGTTTATCGGGAGATTTTTCCCGATGTAAAGCTATCGCAAGACTCAAAATCGGCTGGACGGTGGCATACGAACCACGGTGGCGAATATTTTGCCATTGGTGTGGGCGGTGCGCTGGCAGGACGTGGTGCTGACTTACTTTTGGTTGACGATCCACACTCAGAACAAGACATTCTGGCGGGAAATCTGGATGTTTTTGATAAAACATACGACTGGTATGCCTACGGTGCGCGTACACGTCTGATGCCCGGTGGACGTGTGGCACTTGTACAGACACGTTGGGCATTAAACGACTTAACTGGGCGGCTTACCAAAGATATGGTGATGAACGAGGACGCAGATCAGTTTGAAGTGGTTGAGTTTCCTGCCCTGCTAGAGGTAGATGCAGAAGTAACAGAGCCTGACCCTGACCGTCCGGGGCAAACCATAAGTTATATGCAGACCGTGACTAAATCACTGTGGCCTGAGCAGTGGTCGGTCGAAGCGTTGCTCAAAACTAAAGCATCAATGCCCTCGTTCCAATGGAACGCACAGTATCAGCAGCAACCCACCGCTGAGGAAGGGGCGATTGTTAAACGTGAATGGTGGCGGCTATGGGATCAGGAAGACCCACCGATCTGCGAGTTAATCATCCAGTCTTGGGACACGGCGTTTGAAAAGAACAACCGCGCTGACTATAGCGCGTGTACCACGTGGGGGGTGTTCTGGCCTGAAAAAGACCCACAAGAAAACCCAGAGAGCACGGCGCATATCATCTTGCTTGATGCGTTTAAAGACCGGATGGAGTTTCCAGAGCTTAAGCGTACCGCGTTCAAGCACTTTAATACGTGGAATACCGAAGCCACACCGGTTAGCCTGATTGTTGAGAAGAAGGCTTCTGGCGCGCCGCTGATCTACGAACTTAAAGCGATGGGTATTTTTGTACAAGAATTCACCCCTAGTCGAGGCAACGATAAGATTAGTCGGTTAAACTCCGTGTCGGACATATTTGCTTCGGGTCGTGTTTGGGCACCCGCCACCCGTTGGGCAGAAGAAGTAATGGATGAAGTAGCGTCGTTCCCCGCAGGGGCGCACGATGACTTGGTTGACGCAACGACTTTAGCTTTGATGCGGTTCCGGCAAGGTGGTTACGTTCGTACAGAAATGGATGAAGCACCGGCGCGTAAGTTCTTTAAAAGTCACCGCAGGGCTGGATATTATTAGGAGATTTGAATGGCAATCGACAAAGCACTATATGAAGCCCCACAAGGGTTAGAAGCTTTGGTTCAAGACGAACCCCTTGAAGTGGAGATCACTGATGCAACGATTGTCGTTGAGGAACCCGAACTTGAACCGCTAGATTTCAACGCCAACCTTGCGGAAGAAATTGATTCAAACGTACTGGCTTCAATTGCGTCTGAACTATTAGCCGACTACGACTCTGACTTAACGTCTCGCAAAGATTGGCTTGATACATATGTGAAGGGGTTAAAGCTCTTAGGGCTAAAGCCTGAAGAGCGCACGGAACCGTGGCCGGGTGCATGTGGTGTGGTGCATCCAATGATCATGGAAGCAGCGATCAAGTTTCAGTCTGAGATGATCATGGAAACATTTCCAGCGATGGGGCCGGTAAAGACGCAGATCATTGGTAAAGACACACCTGAGAAAGAAGACGCAGCGATTCGGGTTCGTGATGACATGAACTATGAATTAACTGAGGTGATGGTTGAGTACCGCCCTGAGCATGAACGGATGCTGTTAGCGTTGTGTCTGTCGGGTAACGCATTTAAGAAAATTTATTTTGACCCTAGCCTTAACCGCCAAACAGCGGTGTTCGTGCCTTCTGAAGACGTAGTGGTGCCTTACGGCGCAGTTAATCTGGAAACCGCTGAAAGAGTAACGCATCGCATGCGTAAAACCAAGAACGAATTGCGCAAACTGCAGGTGGCTGGGTTTTATCGTGACATCGACCTTGGAGAACCCGCACGGGTTTTAGATGATGTTGAGAAGCAAAAAGCCAAAGAACAGGGCTTCAACGCTGAAGTTGACGACCGGTATCAAGTGCTTGAGATGCACGTTGACTTAGACTTAGAAGGCTATGAAGACTTAGATGACGATGGGGAACCCACAGGGATTGCCTTACCTTATGTGGTCACAATTGAGAAAGGTACATCTGAGATCCTAGCCATTCGCCGTAATTGGTTAGAAGACGACGAGCTAAAGCACAAACGCCAACATTTTGTACATTACGGCTATATCCCCGGCTTTGGCTTTTACTACTTTGGTCTGGTTCATTTGATTGGTGGGCATGCAGCGGCGGCAACTTCGCTTATGCGTCAGTTAGTTGATGCCGGTACGTTGAACAATTTGCCCGGCGGTTTAAAAGCACGTGGACTTCGCATCAAGGGTGATGACACCCCAATCGCTCCGGGTGAATTCCGTGACGTTGACCTACCAAGCGGCGCGATCAAAGACAACATTATGACGTTGCCATACAAAGAGCCAAGTCAAGTCTTATTGGCGTTGATGGATAAGATCGTTGCAGACGCACGACAATTTGCTGGTGCGGCGGATCTGAAAGTTGCGGATATGTCTTCGCAGTCCCCTGTTGGGACAACACTTGCAATTCTTGAACGTGTGTTGAAAGTGATGAGCGCAGTGCAAGCGCGGATTCACTACACAATGAAACAAGAGTTTAAGTTGCTCGCTAAAATTATTCGTGACTGCACACCAGAGTCCTACGCATACGAACCAGAAGTTGGCCGTAAAAAAGCCAGACATAATGATTATTCAATGGTTGATGTGATTCCGGTGTCTGATCCAAACGCTGCAACGATGAGCCAGAAGGTGGTGCAGTACCAAGCGGTATTGCAGCTAGCGACAAGCGCCCCACAGTTATACAACATGCCGTTATTACACCGCCAAATGATTGAAGTGCTAGGGATCAAGAACGCCACCAAGTTGGTGCCAACTGTGGAAGATATGACACCAACCGATCCTGTGTCTGAAAATATGAACATCTTGAACGGCAAACCTGTGAAAGCGTTCATCCAACAAGACCATGAGGCTCACCTTGCTGTTCACATGGCTGCGATGAAAGATCCAAAACTTGCAGCGATCATGGGACAGAACCCACAAGCACAAGCCATTCAACAAGCGGCGATGGCACACGTTATGGAACACGTAGCGTTCCAGTACCGCAAAGAAGTTGAAGCGCAACTTGGCGCGCCGTTACCACCGATGAAAGATGATTCGGTAATTGGAGAAGCTGAAGACGAAGAAAAATTGTCCCCAGAAATTGAAGCACAAATTGCGCGTCTTGCTGGTAAAGCAGCGGCACAGTTACTACAGAAGAATCAAGCAGAAGCCGCCCAGCAACAGGCTCAACAGCAGATGCAAGACCCGTTAGTACAGATGCAGATGCAAGAACTGCAGATTAAAAAGGCCGAGGTTGAGCGCAAAACACTTAAAGACAAGATGGATGCTGCTGCAAAGGCAGATGAAATCCGTATCAAAGAAGCAGAGCTTCAAGGTAAGCAACAGCTTGAGGGCATAAAAGTAGGTGCGCAAATCGCTAAAGATAAAGAAACCGCAGCGCGTGAAACACACGTGCAAGGTACGCAAATGGGTATTGACATTGCCAAACATAAAGCGCAGTTGAACAAAACCCAACCCACAGGAGGTAAAACCCAGTGATAGATTCACAAACGTTTGATTATCTTGTATCCAAGCTAGCCGAACGACAAGATGAGTTAAAAGAATTCGTTGGACGCGGCACCGTTGCCAATTTCGATGAATACCAAAAACTTTGCGGAGTCATTCAAGGTCTAGAATTCGCAAAGCAAGTTGTAACTGACCTTGCTAAACGCCTAGAAAAGGACGACGACGATGAGTAGTATTGACGTTGAAGCAACGCAAGTAGAAGCAGAAGCAAAAGCCAAACAGATACCCGCACCGAAAGGTTACAGGATTCTGTGTATGGTTCCGGCGATTGAAGATGAGTACGAAAGCGGGATTATCAAAGCAGATCAGACAATCCTGACTGAAGAACTCACTACTAAAGTGTTGTTTGTTGTTGAGCTAGGTGATATGGCCTACAGCGACAAAACGCGCTTTCCCACTGGGGCTTGGTGTAAAAAAGGTGACTTCGTTATGACTCGTGCGTACGCAGGTACGCGGTTCAAGATTCATGGACGTGAGTTCCGCATTATTAATGACGATACCGTCGAAGCCGTGGTCGAAGACCCACGCGGTATTACCAACGCATAAAGGTGATATATGGCTGATGAATTTAAATTCCCTGACGAAGTAGAAGATAAAAAAGTTGAGGACACTGAAGTTGCTGCGCCTGAAGTTGAAGTTGAAATCGTAGACGATACTCCCCCGCAAGATCGCAACCGTGTTCCAGCCCCAAAAGAGCTAGTCCAGCAACTGGAAAACGACGACTTGGAAGATTACTCTGAAAAAGTCAAAAAACGGTTTGTGGAGCTAAAGCGTGTTTGGCACGATGAGCGCCGAGAAAAAGAGTCCGCTCTACGAGAGAAGGAAGAATACCTTCGCTACGCCAAGCTTAAAGACGAAGAAAACCGTCAGTTAAAGCAACGGCTAGGTGCTGGCGAAACCCTGTTAAAAGAAGAGGTCACCCGGTCTGCCGGTACTGAGGTTGCTGCGGCTAAGGCAATGCTCAAACGGGCGTACGAATCGGGGGATGCAGAGCAAATCGCAGACGCGCAGGAAGCGCTGACCGACGCTAAGATCAAACTAAAAGATTTTCAGCGTTTTCAACCCACCACTTTACAAGAGTCAGAAAGTAGTGTAGAAACAGTTCAACAGCCGATTTATCAGGCTCAAGTCGACCCAAAAGCAGATGCTTGGCGCAAAGCTAACACTTGGTTTGGAACCGATGACGAGATGACAAGTTTGGCACTTGGATTGCATCAAAAATTAGTCCGGTCTGGGGTCGACCCCCGCAGTGACGAATACTATCAACGCATCAATGTTACGATGCGCAAACGGTTTCCAGAGAACTTTCCGGAATCTGAAATCGAATCGTCTGACCAGCAACCCATGCAGCAGGAATCAAAACCTGCGCAACGAAAAGCGGCTCCAGTTGTTGCATCCGTAACACGGAGTACTGCACCCCGAAAAGTTTCGTTGTCTGCAACTCAGGCGGCAATCGCCAAGAGGCTTAATCTGACACCGGAAGCTTACGCTAAAGAAATGCTTAAATTGGAGGCTCAAAATGGCTGAGAATCGTCTTGCTCGTGAATTAGAAAGTAGAGATACCAACCCACGCCCAGCAGCATGGGTTCAACCTCAAACTTTACCTATACCCGCGCCAAAAGCTGGCTATGCGTTTAGGTGGATTCGGACAGCGATTATGGGTCAGTTTGATCCTACAAATACTTCCGCAAAGTTTAGAGAAGGATGGGTTCCCTGCAAGTCAGAGGATCATCCTGAGATGCACCTGTACTCCGACCCCACCAGCAAGTTTAAAGACAATGTTGAGGTAGGAGGTTTACTGTTGTGCAAAGCACCAATTGAGATGGTACAGCAACGTAATGCCTATTACGGTCGCCAATCCGAGTCTCAAATTGATGCGGTGGACAACAGTTTTATGAAAACAAACGATCCACGGATGCCGTTGTTCAATGAGCGCAAATCTGCGGTTTCATTTGGGCGCGGGTCCAAATAACCTTTTAGGAGCTTTTTAAATGGCATATCCGACTATCGACAAGCCGTACGGCTTTCGTCCGGTCAATTTGCTAGGCGGT